ATGACGCTATTGTACCATACTTCCCTTCGGCCCGCAAGACCTATGAGGAAGGCCGCCCAAGGGAGGCGGTCTCAGATTGCTGCGGTTTACCCCCAAGTAGTGCCTGCTGGAGGATTTGGCTCTTTCCCCGGTCGGTTGCACCGGGGCGATTTTCTCGTATATTCGTCCGAGTCGTATTGGACGGCGCAGATTTCGTTGTCTGCTTATTCCCGACTTCATCCGTGCTGAACCCATCGGCAAATTGGATCATCTCCGCGATCTCGGGCGTGTCGGCGTACTTCGCCACCGTTTCAATGATCGACTTAGCGTTGAGTTGCGCGCCCGCTGCCTCAAGGAAGGGCATCATTGGGATAATCCACTGTTGCCACACGAGGCTGATCTTTTGTAGCTTGGCCTGCGGGGAGTCGTCCTGAAGGGAGAACACGTCGATATCAAGATCGTATACGTCGAACGCCCCCTGCCGTGAGTTTCGATTCCACGGGACGACCAGTGAGATATCTGTACCAGGGATTGGTCGCTCAAGTTCACGAGTTCGGAAGAGGTCGTGCCACTCGTAGTAGGCCAGGGCACGGAAGAGGTCTCGTGCGAAATCGATGACCTCAGACGACATATCGCGAAGTTGTGCGCTCGACGCGGCGCTAATGAGCTTATCCTGCCCTACGGTGTCACTCTGGGCACCGAGACCGCCGAGAGAGTCGAGGTTGTTCCCGAAGTAGCTGAATAGCTCCTTGCTTTGCATGAAGAACGCCAGCGTCGTGGGGTCCACACCGCCAGCAGTCAGCTTCTCGGGCTTCACCCCTTTATACTTAATGCCATCTCCATCGCGAGCACCCTTGAAGTTCCCGGCGCCTTCATCGTCTCCACCTGAGAATCCAAGAACTGTTTTTTGAGAGTCAGCCTGATGACCTAACTTCCGGTAGAGCGAGTTGGACAACTCGTGGAGATCTCGCCAGATTGCAACCGGGGCGACAGGAAGTAAGTTGCCAGGAACCTTGTCGAAGCCAAGAATGAGATACGGCCCGAGTTCGGGACCGGTCCACTCGGAATCTCTTAGTAGCTTTTCGTCTTCCACAGCGTAGGTAGCGAAGACATTGTCGCCGGGAAGATACACGTCACAAAGCAGCTTCTTCTCCTTGTAGAGTTGTGCCTCTTCGTCTCTCGTAATCGTCTCGGCCTTTTCTTCGCCAGCCCTGCCGATCACGGTGTACCTGTCGGGCTCCATTCCGCTAATGCGATTCTTGTCGAAAAAGCCACCATCCATGATCTCTTCGTAATCCATCCAGTATCGGTTTCCTATATACTGAATTTGCGAGAAGTTCTTCGCGGCCATATCAACCACAAAGTCGTCGAGCGTGACCACGTCAACGAAGGGCGATCCGACGCGGTGGCCTAGGATTTCACCGCTGTCGGCCAGACCGACTTTTGCCACGCCGAAAGAGAATAGCGCCTCAAGAACCAGCTCCTTCAGGGTCGATTGAAGCTTGATTTCCTTCGGGATCTCATTAACTGCAATCTCTAAGTTCGCGGCAGTCGACTTGAGGTTATTTCGCTTAGTGGTGATGAGTACATTCGGGGCCTTAGCAGCAAGTAACCGAATGTAAATACCAACCGCCATCTTCAGGAAAGGAACAGGTACACGTTTCGGGCTGGCATTGTCAGAATAATGATAACCAGTGAACTCGCGAATTGCTTCTAGCCTTTTTGTCTTCGGGAACTCAAGCTGCCGATCACTCCATTCTATTGACAACCTCAAATTATCGAAATCCTTCTCATTCAGTACATTTAATTTCTTTACCATTAGTTGTTACCAGCCATCTCCGTAAGAGAGTTCTCGGTCTTCTTGATGTTGATTCTGCTTGCGCTGCTTCATCCTCCAGGCGAGCGATCCAATAGGAATCTCTTTCTCGTCCCCCTCAATGGATGCCTTATGCTCCGTCATGCCGCGCCAAGCTAACGCGTCAGCGATAACACGATCTCCATGGTTTTCCCTTGCACCAGTGGGATCGTCTTTGTTCCCCTCCTTGGAATGCTCTACCCCGCCCATCATATTATACGTGTATTCAAGGCATTCGTCAAGGGCATCGCCGGAAAAGTTGAAAAGCTGCTGCCTTTCCACGGCTAAGCGATATGCCCCGAGAAGCACCAACTTTGTTTCCTTAGAGCTTGCCCACCCCGGGGTTAAGGTCTCTTTCTTGGAAATTGTCTCTTCTCTTTTCCGGTAGTAGATATTTCCGTAATCTGAGTCCATCACCCTGGCCCCAAACTGGCGACCTACACCGTTACTCTCCCAAATCAAGAAAGCCTTATTGAGCCAGGCGGCGAGTGCGATCATTTGTTTCGCGAACTCTTCTGGCCTTACGTACGGGTTTGCGTACTCTGCCACTTTCTCGTTCGTGGTCTTATTGTAAGCGCAACCTGTTGAGATCGAGCTACCAACGCCGGCCGAGATATCGCAACCCAAGACGTATTTGAAGTCGCAAGAAGGCGAGCCCGACGGAGGAAGGTCGATCCACAGCTTTAGGTGTCCATTCGAATCTTCCCTGAAGGTCGTTGGCTCCAGGGTAACGGAATCGTAATCGAGAGTTCCGGTAATCGAGGGTGGCCTCGCGTACTTCACTTTCGCTTCGTTGATTGCCTCACTCAAGAAGAACTGGTGACCGCTACCTAGGTAGTCGATCATAACCTCTTGCGCGATTTCCTGGTATGTGGCAGCGCGCTTGTCTTGATCGTCTAACCACGGCGAGCGGAAATCCCAATTCCGATTTGGCAGCGGCTCATAGACGGGCTCGTACCCTTCCGGGTAACCTTCTTTGTCTAGGATGTCGAGCTTTCCGTCCTCTGTTATTCGGTAGAGTCCTTTGGCTTTTTTGGGGTGGTCAGTCCAAAAAAAGCGTAGTCTTCGGATACCAGTTTGACGAACTGTATAGTAAGCGTTATTGATTCCTTGCGGAGTTGAATTAAATAATCTTGAATTGGTAGCGTCTCTTGTTGCTGCCAAGACTTTATGGCCTTGAGCAACAGCAGCAAACTCATCGAGGAGGATGGCAGTTCGCCTATCTCCACGCGCAACCTGGTCTGTTGTTGCTTCTCCATCGATAACACTCCCATTCTCGGGGTTCTTGATATGGAACTTCAAGCGGTGTATCTTTTTCGTAAATCCAACGGGCATAAGCCACAGCGGCAGATTCTCATGGATGAAGTCAACCTTCCAGAATAGCGACTTCGGGTTGTCGGACGCATCCACGTACATCGCGTCTCTTGACACCATCAGGAACGACATCAAATCCTTGAAGTGCCACAGATACTCAAACGCGACAACATTCAGCCAGCTCGCTCCCATGTCTCTTGACTTCTCGATCAGGAGATCCTCTTGACCTATCGCGTCGAAGATCTCCAGGATACCGCTCTGCTGAAACGGATACAGAATGAACGGCACGCGAGGACTTTGGCCGGACTTTACGAGGCGAGAGTCAAAGGTCCAAAGAAAGCCATTGATATAAAAGATGGGATCCCTCGCGCACGCACTACGAATAGTATCGGCGAAAGGCGGATCTTCAAGCACCCGCCTGAAAACCCGCCTTCTCCATCGCAGGTTATCCCTTAAGCCAGTAGGGACATGATACGAGAAAGGAGTGGAGACCCTCATTTAATATGAGAATTTCTTTATGTGTGGCGAATTGAAATCTCTCCTATTGAAAGTAATTTCTATAGGCCACCAAAGAAGATAATGGAAACGAAGGAAATACGAATCCCACATTTCCACCTCCCTTTTGTTGTTTCCCCCTACGACACAGAAGAATTTCCCCCAGTAAACCCCAAAACCACTCGAATGATATCTCTTTATGCGGATTGCGAACATTTTCAAAAGTCGTGTCCTCCTTGGACGGGTTTAGGTTTCGGCGGGGGTTCCGTTACGTCCTTAATGACAATATCAATATTAGGTCCAATGTGCTGTTTAGTCGTAAGACACGAACCAAGGTTATCGATATTCATCCAGCCCATCCCGTAATCGTCAGGCCACTCAATGTTGAAGATTTTCTTAGGCATTCGGAAATTTATCCTTCCATTTGAGTTGAATAAGAACGGGAAAGAAAGGAACAACACTTACCCATATATTAAGGTAGCTGTATGATCCTTCCGTAGTGAATGCGTAACTCCTTTCGGAAATCACCCCAACCCAGAATCCTTTCAGGCGATACCTTACATTTTTCCACCTTATTTTGAATTCCATTACTTGTCTAATGTCTCCCGGGGAGAAGCCGGAGTCGGAACCAAAACCGGAAGGGTAACCGTCATCTTGACGTTCTCAAGGATGATCTTCTCAATATCCTTCTCGGTGGGTCGATCGCACGTCGGGTCGAACAACCAATTGACGTTAATCTCCTTCGCCCAATCCAGAATGGACCGCGCCGGAACGTACCAGTGAAACGAGTCGCCGCCACGGAGGCCGAGAGTGATCATCCCTATAAACCGGCCATCGGATTTGAGGGCAAGGAGACCACCGGACGACCCACCGAGGGCCGCGGTGTCTGTTTGATCGAAGACACCGTGCTTAGAACCACCGCCAAAGTCGGGAATGCGCACTCCGATCCGGCTGACGATGCCCATGGTCAACGAACACGTTCCACCGGTGCCTTTACCACCGGGAGCCCCGCAGTGGTAAAGTTCCGTCCCAGCGAGAGGAATGTCGCCATCCAAGTAGAAGGCGGCGCCTACATCACTAAATTCCCCGTCTCTAATACGCAATAGAGCGATATCTCGGCTGGCGTCAACGCTGATAATCTCAGCATCAAATTTGAGTTCTCCAACGATTCGCCCGGCCAATACTCTTTCTTGGATAATTTGTGCATCGCGGTAACAAACACTCTTTTTCGTAGAGCCCGTTCGGTTGATGACCTCTGAGACTTCACGTTGCCTCTTGATAACATGATATGCTGTGAGCACCCATGCAGAAGCCTTTCCGTCGATCTCCGAGAGAAAGGCGGTGCCGGAACCTTGT